GCATGATCCTCCAGCCTAAAATTTCGCGGCGTGTGACGCGCCGCCGTTTACTCGTTTTTATGCAACTCACATTGGCTCCGACGCAAAGCGAGCCCCGATAGACGAAGCCGTACCCCGGCGAAAGCAATCCGCAGACCGACACCGCGAGCCGCAAAGCGCGGAAGACGTCCAATTGCCGCCCGCAAGAAGCTTAACATCACCATAAACCCCCTGCTTATATAACGATCCCTTGTTACTTCCCAAATCTTGATAACTCCAGCCAGGATCAACAAAGGTCAGCAGAGCAAGATCAGCCGTGCCGTTGGCAGGGGTAGGTGATATAAATTCAATCCGTTCATCTGCGCCGTCGTACGAAATCGCTACTCCAGGTGTTGCTGGAGCGGCGTTGTATGTAATCTTCAAAAATCTTTGCGGATTGGATGTAGGTATATAAACATCTTTTAGCCCTGATAAGGCGGCCAGCAATCTGGAAGGTTGAGTTGCATCCTCATCGAAATAAACCTGATAACCTCCTGTTGCCGCTGATGCGTCATGTTTTAGCAGTATTGTATAGGCACTGCCAAATGTGAGCCATTTATCTGCCGTATCTGTAGCAATGTTGCAACAGAGATACGGATTTCCATCTGCGCCAAACTTAACATAAATTGGATTTCCACCAGGAGCCGCGTCATGCGTCAGCGCAATCGTCGCCGATGCAGCCACAATGGACAATGCTCCACCATCAAAGCGATATGACTGATCGGATAGCCATTGATACATAACGCCACATCCGTCTTCCAGCCCAATATTGGAAATCATCCGTCGTCCTGCCGTATCAATATGCGGCCCAGTTGTTACCGGATCAGCCGATCCCAGAATATTTGTTTTTTTATTTGATCCTTCCATGCCAAGTTGAAATTCAGCATCGTTCATCAATCTCTTACCTGCCGCACCACCGTCTTCAACATGGTCATTCCAGTTTCGGGTATCAGTGATAACACCACCATTGACAGACTGCGTGTTTAATCCAGTTCCACTTTGCAGGTAAATATCTTTCCAGAGTCCATCTAACGGACAATAAGACATTCCAGCAGGGGATTGTTTTGGTCTGTGTTTTAAATCCCAAATACTGTAGGGATTAATTTCTGCCGTGTCGTATCCGCTCAGCCAGTTGTCGGCAATCGTTCCGACTGCCAGAGCCAGCGTGTGAAATCCACCAATCTTACGCGATGTCGCCGCGGTAAAACCAGCCGGATAAGTGTTTGACGTGGACACCTTAAACACCAGAGTCCCGCTATTATCGCAGGCATAAATAAAATAATCCGTTCCTGCTTTTACGCTGGTCGTCTTAATGTCGTCCAGCCAGATATTAATTGCACCTGGATCAGAGGCCGCATCAAGACCAATAGAAATAACAGCATCCCTATCGGCAGCCGCAATGCCAGACAGCGGCAATATCACTCTGGTCAGCACATTAGCCGTCAATGGCGGAAGCGGAAGATACGAAGGCGATGCACATCCGGAATCCTCATCAATGCAAAGCCTCAAAACACCAGCGCCGAGATGAACCGACGGCTTGATCAGAAAAGAGATTGCATCGATTCCAGCAGCCGACATATCTTTTTGCGTGATGTCTTTATATGCCAAGAGGCCGGTCGTGAAGGCCGCATCAATGGCCAACTTTACTTGATCGGCGTCAGTGGAAAAAGTAACGTTCGCACTTGCTGTCCATGTTCCAGTCCCATCTTCCTGCACAGCGTCGGCAACATAATCATCCAGATCAGTGGGTAAAGTGATGTCTGCGTCTGTATCGCAGAAAAACCAGTTGTCGCCAATTCTAAGGGGAATACTATTCGATCCCTTGAACGTCACAACCTTTCCGTTGCCGCTTTTATCATTCAGCAACTGTCCGCCGCGTGATCCTGCTACATTGGTATAAGCCGTGCGATAGCCGAAAAAATCAGCCAGAATCGCCGCTGCTTTTATGTTGTCGCTTAAATCTTTGGTTACTTTGGAGTTAGCCATTTTCCACCTCCGATATTAAATCCGCCACTTCCTGTCGAGACGAAAACCCCTTTACCTTCCAAAGAGGCATCGGATTGTCAATTTCTTCCGTTGTCGCCTCACCAGTTTCCTCGTTGATAGAGATCGTTCGTGACGCCTTATCATCATCTAAATCGCGGATAAGTTTCAAATCTTCCAGCGCCTGCACGATATATCCCGGGTCTTCCAGCAGATTGATAAAATCCTGCTTCGTTGCAACATGTTTTGGATAGCCTTTCATTTTTCCCTCCTTATGGTTTTGTCGGATATGCCTTAAAATAATAAGGCGTCGCTCCATCGTAAATTACAAACACTCTCGGCGTGCCGGAAAGCGTTGTATCAGCTACGTCATTTGTGGCAACAATTTTATCAGCCGTCACGGTCGTAAAGGTTCCCGTATCGGGAGTCGTTCCGCCAATGGCTCCAGGCGCCGCGTGCAAAAGCGCCTTAAAATCAGCAATGGATGATTTTACCCAATCCAGAGGCGATCCCGATGCCAGAATAACATCGTTTTCCGCCGCGGGCGCCGGAACTGATCCGCCCAAGCCAAGGATCGCCTTTGCCTGGACCAGCGTCTTTTTCACCCAGGCGCCAAACGGAGACGGCGAGCCGAAAAGCATATCGTTTTCCGCCGTTGGCGCGTCGATTGCACGGAGTGCGCCCGACCCCAGCTCATCAATCGTCAACGTTGTTTTCAGCCAGACCGCCGCTCCCGGCGTCGCGTCCGCGCAGTGGTACGCCTCCATGGGACTGGCCGTTACATCAATCCAGATCGATCCCGCCGCGTAGCCGGCGGAAGAATCATCGCCGGCGCCTGGAACACCCGCCCCGCTTAAATTGTTTTTGGCATACGGCGCAAACCCACCCGCCGATTTCAGCGTGGAAAGCGTCACTTTCTTCGTCACGCCATCCTGGTTTACCACCAGCTCATCCGTATCCGCGGGCGTCGTGACGGCCGTGTATTGACTTATTTTAGGCATTTGTTGTTCCTCCTTTTCATAATATCATCGTAATAAAGCCGTTTTATAATATTTCTATAAAATCAATATTCCAAACGCCCTTAGATCCGATTTTTCCGGCCCAGGCCTCAAAAGTTAATTGCTGCAACGGTCCTTTCGAAAATCCAACACCCGGCGCCGGGCGATAGATAGACAAATCAATTATCTTTTCCGTCCCGTCGCCCAACCCGACGTCGTTGCTAACCCCGTTGATGATTCCAACATTGACATACCCACCAAAGGCCAAATACTGTCCGTTGCCGCTACTGTCTTTAATATACACGCAGAACCCGTAACCATATGCGCCGGTTCCAATGCAGTTCGATTTAATCCTCATCGTCATACTATTCAAATTTGGAGCGTCCGATCCGCTGCAATCCAGATCTATTTTGCCAGGCATCCAAAATTGACTATTTGCCTCAACATCAATTTTCAGAACACCATTTGCAATTTCCAATAATGCCTTTCCAAGCGTCGCCGTTCGATCCGCCGGCAGTGTCGGGCACAATTCCCGATAATGTTCCTGTCCATATTCAAAGGTCCACTGATGATTCTTGCAAAGCAGCGCCGGACTGGAATCATCCCATGGCTCCAGCCATCCGCAGCCCCGCGGATTGCTTTCAAACCCGACAACCGTTGGCGCCGAAAAATCCTGTGCGGTAAACTTGACCACCACGCGGTCTCCCACCGCAAACGCAGAGGCGTTGCAGGTCATATATGTGATCGGGACATTCGAAAGGCTGACGCCCTGGTTGATATTCAGCCCCTGCGCCGAGCTTAACGCCTCATCCAGCGTAACACTGCATGTATCGGCATCCGTATCCAGGGCGGTAATCACCCCCACGCGATACGTCGGCTTCCATTTCTGCCAACCCGGAAGCATCGCCAAATTATAAAATACCGCCGACGGATCCCCGGCGATGGATGGCTGCAACTGTCCGTCTCGCGCCGCGGCATAGATCGCGTTCCCATTATGTCCGGGCTGGATAATCACGGCGCCCCGCTCGCCGGGAACTTCTATTGTTCCTACCGAACCCGTCAGATCTTCCGTCAGATCCGCGCACCAGGCCGCGACGGAAGGATCAGCGGGCGTTGCCCTTCCCAGGTATGCAATCCGCGCCGCAAGCGCCGTCTTCTGTAAAACCGCCATATTTTTCTGATGCACATAAGCGTCGCGGGACGCAATCAGCTTGACCATATCCTCCAGCGCCGCGCAATATTCGCGCTGATACTTCTCCTTATCCGCTTCATAAATTGCAATTTGCGCGGCCAATGCGGTTATTTCCGCCTCTTTTGCGTCAATCAGCGCCTCTATCGCCGTGATCTTCTCTTCGAGTTCCGCGATTCCGGACGTCATTTTAGCGATAGCCGCGGCGATCCGTTCGCGGGATAACTCCAGCGTAACCGTATAAAGACCCTGGGACCCTCCGGCTGTGATGGTTCCCTTTCCCATCATTAGCTCTCCGCCACTTCCATCGTTTGCGCATTCACCGCCATGGCGATGGAAATATTATCGGCCGTGAAAGTTTCTCCGTCCACCGTCACCACGTCGCCGGGGCGCAGATACAAATCCGGCTCGCAGCGATAGCGGAGCTTTCCCGCGGAATAATTCTTATAAGACGCGCCGGAAAGCGTAACCGCCTTGGGCGAATATGACACCGTCCGGTGTCCTTCCAGCTCAATCGACACGTTTGTCGCGCCCTCGTAAATCCTCACGTCTTCCAGGTCAACGGCCATCAGCCGTTCCGATATTACATTCCCGTTGACAAACGCTTTGACCATATAGACAGACAATTCCGGCGGATCATCCGGATCATTGCGATCACTGATTGCCTGCGCGTAATCTCCGCCCGGAACAACCACTGAAAGGAACGAGGGATCCCCGCTTTTAAAACGTCCCTGGAACGACGACATCGGAAGAATAATTTCGGAAAAAGCGCTTCCCGCCCGCGGCGTCAGGCGGCATAGATACGTAATGACAAAATCCGACGATCCAAAAGAAGATAAAGCCACCACCGACATTTCGGCGACAACGCCCAAATCGGCGGGAATGGAAACCAGCAACCCACCGGAAAGCGCGGCCGCCGCGGCCAATTCCGGAACAGCCAGATCCACACGCAGACCGGCCGATAAATCGGGGGAGACAGCCAGCGGATCAGGGGAAATAGATGATCCCAAAAATACATCGCTCACGTTAAGCAACGGTGTCGCGGCAAGCGGAGCGGGTGTAATGATTGTATCGCTTGCCTCCTCAATAAGTTCTATTTCAGCAAAACCTCCATAGCTATCGTAAAGAGTTTCTGTGATTTTATAGTATCGATAGGATGCCGGACTGGCAATATTGAATGATATCATTGCCGGGTCATCTTGATTAGGATAAGCCATGCTAAAGGTTATGGATGATTGCGAATCTAGTAATGTCCAGTCAGTATTATTATTAGAGCCATACAGACTCCAACTCTTACCGGCATCAGGGAAAGATGTTAACGTATAATTAGATACAGTCTTAGCGTTTCCTTCTCCAAGATCAAATATAATAGATGCCGGGTGTGCGCCACTATATCCTTCTCCAGTTTGCCACCCGCCATCATTTGTGGTATGGGTGAACGCCTTCCATCCCTCCTGCCCAGTATCTTCAGATGTAGTAGATACAATGCACGGCGACGGCGTATTTTCCGACGTCATTTGGGGTGTGATGTCTCTCGTGTTGTGCGAGTAAAATGTTCCGGCCATTTGCTACCTCTTTAAACCGAAATCTTCGGGGCCTGAATCTGGAAACTGGCGCCGTCCGGAATCGTATAATCCGTTCCGTAGTCAATGCAGCCCACCACCGTCTTATCCGCCGTCGTATCGTCATATATAATCGCGCAGCCGGTAGGACCGATATTGCCGCCGTAAGCCGTCCACGTCACATTATCAAACGTCCGGATCCCTTTGTCTTCCGTGTCGTCCTCCGCCCAGCTCCCGCCGGAAAGCGCCTTGTTCTGCTGCGTATAGCCGTAATTCGTCGGAAGCTCGTGTGAAGGACTGGATATCACATCGTTCAGCGTCGCGTGCGCATCCTTGTCAAACGCAAATGTGTCGTCCATCAAAATGATTTTAAAAGTGTCGGCGGAAACATCCACCATCTTTTTCCCAAGCTGGTATCTCCAGTGATTGCTTAACGTTACAGTGATTGCCATATCATCCTCCTTTAGTTTGTCAGATCGCTCTTAATCATAATACCGCAAGTGATCTTGCCGTTTTGCTCGTTGATTCGTTCCAGCTTGGAAAGAAAACAACCCTCGTCCGTCGATACGGTAATCCATGATCCGGCGGCCAGATTGCGCAGGGCGGACCAGATTGCGCTGTCCGATTCGAACACTAACGTGAAAGACCGGTCAGCGGGCGTTAGGCCGCCGTCGGTAATCACGCAACCGCCGTCCAGCGTCTTGACACGGGACAGGCGGCGCTCCATACCCCGGATCGATGTGTCTTCATATAGCGGCGCGATCATCAAATCGCCGTCCGTGTCATAAGTGTAAGAGGCCAATCCTATTATATAATTATGGTTCGCGATCATTTTTTACATCCCCAGCAAAAATTCCGCGCCGGATTCGTTGGCGCGGATCTGTATCTTCTCCAGAATTTCCCAGAGAATCATTTCCAGGTGCGGCTGCAATCCTTCGGCGCTGATGGAAATGGCGGAGTTTCCTTCCTGATACCGCTTCAACTTCAATTCATTCAGTTGCGTCTGCTGTTCTATTATCTTCTGCTGAGCGTCAAATTCCTTCTGGCGCCGCTCGTTTTCCATTTTAATCTGGTCCTCGATAATATTGCGGTCCCATCCCCGCGCTTTTTCAAGATTATTGAATAGTCCTCCCAGCAGCGTCCCCGTGGACGTGATTCCCGTATTGAGAGACCCGAACGCGGCAACCAGAATTTTGGCCGATTCCTGCGCTTGGGCGATATCCACCTTTGCTTTCCATTCCAGGGCGGTGGCGATGGTCTTGGCCTGCTCTTTAATCGCCGCGTCATTCATCTTGACGTCAATCTTTTTTTCGTCCGGTACCGCCGTTTTAATTTTTTGCGTGATTTCGCGCCGGCCGTTTTCATCTTCCACGTAGCCGACAATAACGTTTCTCTCTACGTCTTTCGGAAGGGATTTTTCGGCCTTTTCGCCGGTTGTTACAAATTCTTTCCCGATATCAATAATGGACTGCCTGATCTCGTCGGCGCCTTCAAACTGCCAGAGCGTATTCTTCTTTTCGGGAATCTTTCCGATCTCATCGCCGGCCTGCGAGACTTCCTTCCCCGCTTTACCGGACTGTTCGCCAAGGGCCTTAAATCCGTCCAGCATTCGATCCAGGCCACGCCCGGCGTCTTCGCCGTTTTCCTTCATGTTTTTGGCAATTTTGACGCCTGACTCATTGACAACCGCAACCATATTTTTAAAAGAATCGTTGAATTTGCCGAGCACGCCAAAACTGAGCAAGTCGACGAATGAAAGGAAAGCTTTTTCCATGGTCACGAAGGCTAGCTGAACCTCATTGGCAAGCTGCGAAATGCGGTTCCAAACGAGCTGCGAGCCGCCGGCAATGACGTTGAATACGCCGGATATGCTCAGTCCGTATTCGTCGATCGCTTTAACGGCCACCACAAAACTAAGACCCGCTTTTTCGACCACCGAGGAAAGAGCCAGAATGGTGCCGGTCATTTTCTGCGTTTCCTCGTCGGAGTCGGCAACCGATATCAGGAAATCCGATATCGCCGTAAAGAACGGCCGGAAACCATCCACCATGCCCTCTGTTACACGGACCAGACCGGCAATGCCGTCAATTAGTCCCTGAATAAAATCATGCAAATCCTCCACCTTGGTCAGATCCATGGCGCCAAACCAATCACCGAAAGCGCCTCCCAAATCTCTAAGCGAGGATACCAGTTTGCTGAAATCCAGACCCTGCAAAGCGTCAGGCAGCGCGCTAGCCACGCCGGAAACCCATGCGGATAAAGCTCCGCCCGCTTCGGATAACGCCGCGAACAGCGGATCAAATGCGCCCTCGTCCACGCCGATCTTGATCCCCTTCAACAAATCTCCAAAGGACCCGGCAATCTCCGCTCCGGTTGCCTCCAGGCGCGTTCCGACATCAATCATCAAAACACTGGCCGTATTGACAATCATCTTCGTCTGATTCTCAAAGGTTGCAGACATCTTTTGGTAGGCGCCCTCCGCTGATCCCGCGGAATTGTTGATCTGATCCAGCGCCTTTTTAAAGAACTCCATCCCGTCGCCGGTCAACTGCATGACGCCGTTTAGCGCCCGCACTTCCGTAAACAGCTTCGCCATCGTATCGACATTACCACCGGTCGCCTGCATGACGGATCGGAGCATCGTATCCAAACCTTTGGCCTTCAACTCGGAGGCGGAGAAAGTAAGACCCAGATCGGAGGCGGCCTTGGCGGCTTCCACGGAAGGGGAAACAATCGTTGTGATGACGCCCTTGACCGCGGTAATGGCTTCGGCTGTATCCATGCCCTTGGCCGTCAGCGTAGAGATGGCGGCGGAAAGATCCTCAAACGACACGCCGAAATTGGCGGCGATGCCCACGACGTTGCCCATGGACTGTCCCAGCTCATCTATTGTTTGTTTCCCGATCAGCGTACTGGTGAAAAAAACGTCATTCAAATGACCGACATCATCAAGAGTAAAGCCGTAGGCATTCATCGTTCCGGTCAGAAGGTCCACCGTGGTATTCAGATTGGCGTTGTTGGCGACGGCCAGTTGTTCGGACGCCCTCATGAAATCCAGTGATTCACCCCATTTGACACCGGCCTGCGCAGCCGTATAAAGGGCGGCGTTGATATCGGCCAGGGATTTTGTGGAACCGGTGGCGTAATTAAGAATATCTTCCCGGAAGCGTTGCAGATCCTTCCCGGAAGCGTCCACGGAAGTGGAAATAAGCGCAAACCCCTGGTTGAAGTTTGCCGATTCCCGGATCGCCAGAGCCATGCCGCCAATGACCAAAGCGGCCAGCGCCGCATCCAGCTTCAGGACGGAATCGGCGGCCCTGGCCAGCGGTTCCGTGACGCTGTGGACGCCGGAACCCAGCGTACCGAACTGAGACTCGAAGCTTCTCAGAGTCTTGCTGAGGTCCTTATCAACGGCGCCGAATACGATTTCTACGGTTTTGGTCAGGTCAGCCATTTATCACCTTCGTTTGCGGCGCGTTCGGGGAACACGCCCTACATGCGGTTTTGCGGAGCGTTCGGGGAACGCGCGGGTGTTATCACAATAATCGTTTCCCCGTCTGCGGTTTTGCGGCGCGTTCGGGGAACGCGCCCTACGTGCGGTTTTTCAGGTCTTGATAATACAAAGACCACAATTCCATTTCGCCCGGTGTCAGGTAGCCTTCGGGGAAGACGTCCGGTCGGGCTTCGTAAAGGAATCGCCCCCTGGCGTAGCACAAGGCAAGGCTGGCCCGGACTCCGCCGTCGCGCCAGAGGGCGGCAATTTTCCCGGCATTTGCCCTTTTCCCGTCAGCTCCACAATTTTGTTTGTGATCGCCAGAAACTCCACCGGATACGTCTCGCAGAGCTTCACGGCCAGGTCGCGTGTGCAAACGGGATCAACAGAGGCCAAAATCATGTGCTCAATACGCTTTACGATGGCTTCCGGCGTATCGCCGCCGATACCCAGCAAATCCTTAATAGCGGCGGCCTTTTCCTTGCTGTTGTCCGCTGTCAGACCGTTGACAATCGCCACTATATTTTTGTTTTTATCCGCCGCGGCATCCGCCCGTCCAAGCTCCTGACCGGTTAGACCCCGGACAATCCAGACGGCTTCCTCTCCTTCGGGGAAAAACGCCTGGAGGTCCGGAACCGGAACGGGAAATGTGCGCCGCTCAAACTTCGTCTTCAAAAATTTTTTGGAGTCAAATTTCATTTTTTCCTTCCTGTATCCCGACTGCGCGGGGATGACAGTTATAATCCCGGCGCGTTTTAAAAACGCGCCATGCAAATCACATTACCCGGTGACGTTATCCGCCCCCGATTCCGCCGAGATTGTGCAGGCCGCGGAGATCTGATCGCCCGCGGGGAATTGTCGTCCGATACCAAGGATACCCTGCGCCAGAACATACGGCGTGGAATTGTTGGCGTCCTGGTAAAACCGGAACCAGAGGTTCTCACCCGCAAGCAAAAGCAATCCGTCGGAAATACCGTCTTCCAGATAAGCGGTGAAGCTTCCCTGTCCAAGCGAAGACGTGGAGGATCCCAGTGTTTTCTGGTAAATCTGTTTGGAGCTGACCGAATAGCTGGTCTCCGGCGGAACAAAATTTTCCGCCTTGGAAATGTCGGTAAACGACGGCTCGTAATACTGCGCATAAACCTTTTTAGGTATGGCGGATACCGGGGACAACTCGGAATGAATCAGCGGAAGCGCGGAGGCGAACAGCACACCCGCATATCCCAATACGCCGCTTTCCACGTTGGAGCGCTTTTCTTCCCACGTGGGATAGTCATAGCGCTCACAATGCGTCCCGACCACCTGCTTGATCTCATCCGCGCCAATGACGGCCGTTGCCGATGAGGACAGCCAGACCTGACCGATTTCGATGCTGGTCGGAAGGATATACGGAGGACCGCCGGCAGCGCCGCGCGTGTCGGAAAATGCCGTGTGTTCAACGCCCTTGACCGCGGCGATGGTCCCGTTGGCCAGAATCGTAATGGAATACTTGACGTGAGTCGATGTGGGTCTTGCCACCTCAACATCCGCGTCCGCCGCGACGGTCGTTTTAACGCCGGCCAAATAGCAGGTCAGCGCCGCCACGTCCACCATATCCTTAGTCCCGCTGGCCGCCGGGGTGATCGCTCCGCCGGTTGCCAATCCGTTCGGTTTGACGCTGGGTTTATATCCGGACCGGTTTGACCATAAGCTGTCCGCGCTGCGGAAATCCTTGTGGTCTCCCTGATCGGTCAGGGCTACAAAAGACACCAGGTCCTGTCCGCTCTCATATTGAATCTTTGCATTTTCTGCCGTTGCCATAATGTTTCCTCCTAAAGTTGTTTAATTTCGACCGATTGTAATATACTGGAACCAGATAACCGGTCCAGAAATCGCCATTGCCGATTATTTTCGGCCTATCAATACATCTATTTCCTCAAATCCCATTGCGGCCTGAATTGCCGCCCTGTTATGCCCATCGAATAATCTAACGATATTTACTTCCATCTTTCCCACCGGCGCCAGTTTACAACCGGTGTGCACGATACTTAACGCCGTCTCAATTTCGTAATTGACGCGATTATTGACGGCTTCTTTGACGTATTTCTTGTCGTGATCCGCCGGCTTTCCCGGTAGATGTTCGCCTTTTGACTTATAAACTTCAGCAACATATTGTTGTGTAGTAATGTTCCTGACACCCGTCCAATACTGGTCAAAATGATTTTTAAAAAGAATGTCTTTGGCTTTCTTCCTATTGCCATGAACAAGCATTAGATAAGCCTGATATTCAAACGTTTCCAGCAAGGCGTCGCCCCGGTGATGAATTATGTTTTTAACTGGCACTTTCATGGTGTCCCCTTAAATAAATAAAGCGGACCCATTGCGACGTCGGAGAATATTTCCGCCGATCCGCCGTGCCATTGCTCGAACTGTTTCCGGGTAATCCCGCGCCCGCGGACATTGACTTCAGGACAAACGATAATGACGTTTTCCGCAATTCGTTTTGCTTCCAGAAAAGCTTCACGCTCCACCGGCTTAAGATGATGCCAGACGCGCAAAGCGACGACGACTTTGTAATGCTTGTCAATCGGCCAGGGAAGAATGCGTAAATCATGATTGATTGTCGGCTTGTAATCATATCCCGTGATTTTAAATTCCTCACTGTTGAAATCCAGCGTATCGCTTCCTTTAACCAGCGTTGCTCCCAATGCGCCGATTTCCAGAACGTCCGACGGATCATCAATTCTCAACGAGCGGATAAGATCAATCGCAATTTGGTGATATGGCCAGCGGTCGGCATAATCAATCCCTTTTGCCGTCCAATGACCGTTTCCGGTTTTGACGACGTTGCGGACGTATTTGTCATAAGTTATAAACTCAACCATGCAGCCATTCCTGTGTCGGAGCGCCAAGCAGCTCCCGCGTCCACCCGCTCATTGAGCGGACCCTGTCATTCAGATACTTTTTCTTGTTTTCCCATCCCACGCGAAAACTCTCATAAGGGCTTCCGTTATCGTTTTTCCCTTCCAGTGGACAGCCGCAAAGGACAATCCTGTCATATCCAAGCTTGATGGCGGCCAGCGCGCCCAGCAGGGCGGATGATCCGGACCTCTCGCCCGGAAGTAGAGGCTCGACAATATCAACGCCGGGGCCGGTCAGGTGCGATATCACGGTATAATCAGTATTTCCGCCAATTCCCTCGCGCCTCTTTTTGATTTCCGGGATTTCGGACGGGTGATAAGTCGCCATATACCGGGAGTGGATCGCGTGCATTCCCGACGCGGAAAGCCCGATAATCATGTAGCAACAGCGCGCAGGCGGAAGACCAAAGGTTGAAAAAAAGCCGTCAATGTCTTGCAGAACACATGGGGCGCTTCCGGTTATCATCATGATTTTTTTTTTTGTCTCTTCCATTGTCGTTTCCGATTTTCGTTTTTACGGCGCGTTCGGGGAACGCGCCCTACAGTTTATCATCCACCATTTACTGGTTATATGGATCACCAATCTTTGTCCAGTATGTCACTTCAAATCCGGCCTGCGATCCGACGCTGACCGCCCCGTCATCCAGGGCGGATTCGAGACCGCCGCTTTTATAGACGATGGAATCGGCATACGGCTGCAGGTAGGTCACCGGAGATTCAGGGCTTTCCACAAGCCGGCGCCGGTCCCACAGGGGCGACGTGAAGCATTTGATCAGGTCTCCCAGAATCCGCTCGGATATGACGGACGGATTATCCGTTCCGAATTTGCAGATACCTTCGGCGCGGAGCGTCATGATATGCCTGGCCATTCCGTGCGTGTTCTGGCTTTCTTCGGACATGGGCCAGATGACAATCGCCGGGAGTTCGTCCGCGTCCAGCGTTTTGCGGGCGCGAACCACGTTTTCTCCGATGTCCGTAGCGTAAGCCTGCGGCGATCCGGTAGTCCGGATTACAGCCGCCCTGGCCATAAATTCAAGGATGATCAGTTCTCGGATGGTGTTCATATCTTTGTCCCTCGTAGCTCATATTTCGTTCGTTTCATAATTTGCTTAATTCAAAGTCCAACTCGTGCTCCAGGTTGTTGTGCAGCCGTTCATTCGCTTTGGTTAAAACCGTTTTCATGATCGGGCCTTTATCACCCAAATAATCAGGCACGCGCGGCGCGTAGCCTTCTTGGATGGGAAGTCTGTATATCTTTGGTAACCTGGAATAAGGAATAAATCGGTTTAATTTTGCACTTGGTTTATTATGCCACTGCCAGTCGCGCCAAAAAACGCCTTCATGACCACTCTTCATGGTCGCAATAAAACCACGCTGAAGTATCGTCCGTGATTTGTCCTTTCTGACTTGTACGGAAACACCATTTTGGACCTGTCTTGTTCCAATAAAATCGGTCAGGGAAAGTGGTTTTCCGGTGCTCTGAAACTTTGCCGCCAGATTCAGTGTGGTCGCTTTTGTAATCTTAAACGTCTCATCAACGGCCGATTTTTTGACATTAAGCTTCTCCCTGATCGCGGAGGAGGCGTCTGTTTTTACGCCGGTCAATGTTTTATTAATAGATCGCATGGTCACCAGTGAAATGGATTTCTCGATTCCGTCCAGCATACCACGGACGGCTTTCATATCCTCCTGATTGATCTGAATTGAAAATGCGCTCATTTTGTCACCACCGCTTCCACGGTCAAACCATCGTTGCGAATAATGCTCGACACGGTAAAAGTTTCCGCGCCGACGGTGAAAATATCATTGCGGTTCGGTTCCTGTCCGATCTCGGAAAGCAGCGCTTCGATGCTGATTCCAATCACGGCTGCCTGGGCGGTCAATCCGTCCGGCTGCAGAAGAATATCGCGGTTGATTATGACCCGTAAGGCTACCGCCGCGCCGCCCGCGGGCGTGTAAACCGCGTCTTCTCCAATCGGCGAATTGAAGATATCGGAAACGGCATTGACGAAGATGGCGTCCATTATACTTTATAACTCCAATACTTATTCTTTCCGTTCGGTCGTAAGAAACTGATCATCAGAATTTGTGAAAAAATTCTTGATGATATACGATCCGCCTGATCCAATGAATACCGCTACCGTTGACTTGAGAACATCAAGGGTCGGAAAAACACCGGAACTCATGGTTGTAAATAGGTAAATCGCGGAGGATCCCAGGGCGATCCCCAGCGCTCTCAATATGTCTTTTCGGTTTAGTTCTAAAAACTTGCTTTTAATGATCTTCATAACAATCCACCGTTTTTTCGAGCTTGAGCGCGTAATCAATCAACTCAAGGTAATTCGTCATGATTTGTTTGACTGTCCAATGATGGGATCGATCAGGATCGGGCGGACCGGCGCCGGGCAATACTTTTCCGCCGGCTTTTGAATCACCGGTTGTATCTCCGATCTCGGACCTGCGCAGGCCGCCAGAATTAAAATAATAAGTAGCATCGCTGATAATTTTTTCATCGGCTTCCTCCAAAATAACCACGGTTTTAATTTGCAGCACCTCTTCGCGGATGGTTGCGGTTGCTGTCTGGATTGATTGCTGCGCTTTCTGCGCTTTACGGGCTTGCGCCAGATTGGTCTTGTAATCCCGGATTTGCCCCTGCAGGTCAACATTGTCCCGAAGCATCGTGGCAATCTTTCCGTTCTGGCTGGTGATGACAATATCCTTGTCTTTCAGCGCCGCACGTTGATGGAGATACAATCCGAAGACGGCGATAACTAAAAGCGCCAAAATGCAGAGAATTATATTTTTCGGATTTAAATACCAGACCATATCATTTACCTCTTCTTCTACATTTCAAATAAATGCTTCCTCAGTTTCTCCACGCGATTCATCCAGCCGTTCAGAAACTTTGATAAGACCGGATTTCTATTGACATAGGACACATACTGATTCCGGCGCCGGATGCACATTTGATCAGCAAAATTATAATCGGACGTGATCATGCGCAGCGAGTAAAGCGTTTTTGGTCCGATGACGCCGTCTGGTTTTACGCCCAGGGTTTCCTGCAGCAGCCGCGCGGCGGTTTTTTGTCCGCTGTTGACCGCAACATCGAACAAAACGGCGGCAATCTGCGCGGGGATTTCCTTCATCGGGAAATAATCCCAGAAATATTTTTTATATATCAGAGCGGCTTTCTCCGGATCCATGGCGCGGATATCGTCAATGTCGATATCGCCGTCATCATCCAGATCCCCCAGGTCATAGTCGCCGGTTCCGGCCAAAAATTTCAGACTGATGCCGTGATTCGTGGCGCCTCCGGAATCGCCGGGAACGTTATTAAACCCGCCCTCAACCTGAAACAGGAAAGCCAGACATTTTTTAAAATCTTGTTCCGTGGCCATGATTCACACCGAAGTTAATTTTTTCAACTCCTCAGCGCGGATGCCGCTATTTACCGCAACGATCAATAGAATTTCGCGGATCTCGCCGACACATTCCCATATTTCCTTGATTTTCTCGGAATGGTCATTTTGGTACGTTTTAAAGTCCTCTATCCTGAGGTAGTCGTTTTTCGTTGCTTTCTTAAAAAAAAACCCAATAACCTGTTTTAAAACTTCCCATAAAATCAGAGCAATAATAACCGTGATGTAAGGATGTGCCGGCAATAAATCCATTTTCCGCGTCCCCCGTGATGTTTATCGTTCACAAATTGATAAACCCTGTTCGTCCCGGATCAGGCGAGTTTCTTCGTCCCGGATTGGCGTGGCCGTTGCGTCCGCCAGCTCCGTCGGGACCAGGTAGATGTGCTCCAGCGCCGGGATCAGGAGATCAGGGGTTTCTTTCATTGCTCGTTGCTCGCTACGATAATGTTATAGGTCTTTTCCGTATCGAGGGATGATGGAGTGAATTTAAACGCCTCGACATATACGTTATCCAGGCGGAACGTTTTCGACTTGTTGAGCGTCGTCAGATCCACCGGAGAACCGGTTACGGTTACATATTCGCTTCCGCCGGGCGGCAGGTATTGAACAGCCAGCGTCCCGGCTGACGGCTGCGCGGAGACTTCGATGGTGATCTGGTGATGCGCCAGATACTCATAGCCCTTATTACCCAGGGTTTGCGCGCCGTCCGCCTGCTTTTTGGCAAGGGCTTTTAAAACGTGATTTTTATACATGTTTGGCCTCCTCGCGGCATTTGTAGGGGCGAATCATGATTCGCCCCTACGATTAATGATTAAACTGCCGCCCGCAAAAGCGCATACTGGATTTTGTCGCCGGCCGTAAAAGTCCCGCTGGCCGTCACAACGATACCGGCGGGGGATGCCTGCGGAAGCGCCGATACGATGGTCAGTTTCGGCGATCCGCCGTTGACCTGGAATGTGCAGATGGCCACGTCGGTCGCCAGGGCGCCGGTGACGGGGATCAGCTCGGAGGTGTCGAGCGGGCTATCTGCTACGGCGTGAACGCCGGCGGCGATAATGTTGAACAGTGCTCCGTCCTGGCCGTTCGGAGGCGGGATATAGACGTTGATGATTGATGTCGCTCCGCTGGTCACCGCTTCCAGAGCGATGCCGAAGAACTTACCCGATTTCTTTTTTGTGATAGTTGTGCCGTCCGTGAAGAGCCGGTCGCCCAATGCAACGGCGCTGTTTCCGGCATCGTTTACCGCCGTCACGGAAAGGTCGAATACTGCCGGGCCAAGTTCCACGGACGCTTTGGCGTCAGCGGAATCATAATCGGTCAGGGCGACACCGCGCAGGGCGCCTCCCACAACCACATGATCGCCGGAGTCAATAGTGGATCCGACGGTCAGACGAAGGACTTTTCCGTCCTGAACTTTATTTATAGCCATGTTTTTTTCCTCCAAAAAAGTTTTTGTTATTCCTGAATTCCCGCCTCCGCAGGGATGACAACGGAGGCGGGCTTTACTTAAAACTTAAAACTTAAAACTTAATACTTACTACTTCTTACGCTCCTTCATTCCGATACATGCCGCGATAATCCGTCGCATAGGCGCCGGCATCGATGACAACGGCATATTCAAAGCCTTCCACGCTGAAACCAGGCTGGATCATTTCCAGAATGGGTCCGCGGCGTCCGTTCAGGAAGACCACTTTTACGGTGCGCCCTTTGGGTCCCATCAGGTACCAGGCTGACTCGGAATCGTCATCCAGACGGGGCTCATAGACGCGGGTCAGATAGTTCCCGGAATAGGGGTTTACCCGGGTGGAGGCGAAGCTGGAATCCGTCGCCACGGTATCGTTGTCGGAATATTTATCCGAGCGGAAGAAGATTTCACTGGTCCCTTCCAGTGCTTTCGGCGCCACAAAAAACTGCGGGCGGATGTTCAGGCGACGCTTTCCGGCGAGGTCCTTGTGCGTTCCCATAACCCTTATGCCTTCGGCGATGTTGGCAATTCCCGGAGCCGACAGGTAACCCGATGTCGCATCGTTGAGGCGCGTGGAGGCCGTTGAGAAAATTGCCACGCCGTCTCCCATGGTGCCGTTTCCGGTGATGACGGCATAGACGATATCGCCGATTTTGCGGTTGGCCGCTTCGGTGCGCTTGGCCGGCATGGCGGTGAGCGCGTTCAGGTCGTCATTGATGATCATCACGCGCGTGACCTTGAACTTTTTTCCGTAGCTGGCAATTTTATATGTTTCGGGTGTTTTTTCGGTAAATCCGCCCAGTTTGATTTCGCCCGCGTCTTTGATCTCTTCCAGATCGTCAAACTCGGATAAGGCGTTGTCATAATAAGTTTTGAAATCGGATACGCTTCCTTCACCCGTCCAGATCGGCCAGGTTTCCTGTGCATCGTCCCATCCCTGCTGCATGGACTTGGTGGCCAGGTTGGCCAGGATATTCGGGAAGTCCGAAGAGGTCATAGCGCGTCCGACCATGGATTTGACGTCGCCGCGATGCGGAAGCCCGGACATGCGCAGGCATTCCCGCGCGATCTCTACCAGAGTAAACCCGCGCAGTTCGTCGGCGCCGGGCGCTGGGGAATCCACCTTCATGCCGGCCCGTAAAATAAGACCGTGCTCGGCTGCGGCACGGAATTTGTCCTTTTCGGCGACGATAAACTCCGCGCCGCTGGCGCCGGGATTCTGCTTTTTGCTGCGCTCCATAACGGCGTCCAAAATGGCGCGCTGGGCGTCAATAACATCTTTTCCGCTGATGATGAGTTCGCGGGCCATGTCGGCGCATTCATAACGCTGACACAATGCATCAATTTCGCGGATGCGCTCCAGCTCTTCACCTTTTGCTTCCTTGCGAATTTTTTCCTCCTGCGCGGCTCTTTCCTGATCGTTGTCCGGGTTATTTCCGGTTTTGACTTCCATTCGTTCCAAAAACGCGACGGCCTGTTCTTCCGTGGCTGTGGCGGGAAGCCCCTTTGCTTCGAGCATTGCTCTGATTTTCGGATCCATGTTGCTTTCCTCCTTGATGGTTTTTAGTTTATGATCAATTTCCCGGCGCGCCTTGGCGTTCTGATCTGCTCCGATGGGGACCGCGGACAATTCACGTGGGGTCCACCTGGTGGCTACCTGGACGGGGCCGGTAAAGACGCGGCCGGAAATGGTGGCCGTCTGGCCTTCGGGCACCCAAACCGCTTCATCAACTCGATAGCCGATGGAGTAATCGGTCAGGTGACCCTCCCGCGTTTTGATCCAGGGACTTTCAGCCTCGGGGGCGCTGGAATAATAGGCACGGCCAATCATCTGGTCGCCTGATATGCGTATCTCACGGACGGAGCCGATGACGTTTGCCGTCTCATATCGGCTGTGCGCGTCCAGTAATACTAATTGCTTTGTTTCCGGGACCTCCGCTCCGGACATCAACAGCACTTCGCTGATAATTCCGCGATCCCAGTCCCGGACCATCGCCGGAGACTCCGTGCTCATGACAACTTCGACGGACCGGTTCTTTTCGTCCAGCGATCCGGGACCTTCCGTGCGCAAGGATATGACCGCTCCGCGGTAATTGGTCTGCTCGTTTCCGGCGCGGTAATTCATGCGCCCGCGTAATTTCTTTTTGCTTCTGGTGGACATTGTTTTTTCCTCCTTTTCTACCTACGTGCTCGGGGAGCCCGCCCTACATTCCGCGGCGTGATTGAGGATCACGCCCTATGTCCCGCGGCGTGCTCGGGGAGCACGCCCTACATATCCTCTTCTATAATTGCCGCCGGGTTGTTTTTATCCGACGTGTCAGCCGATTCGAAAACCAAGCCCATCTCTTTGGCCAGATCCTGGGCGGCTTTGATTTCCTTGTAAACGTCTTCCAGGTCGCGCCCGCGTTCGCGCGCAACTTCCTGCGGAGATTTCAATCCATAACTGATCGATTCGATCTGGCTCTTCGCTTCGCGCAGCGGATCAACGGCGTCCATTCCCGGCGGTTGCCATTCGCATTTCTGCCAGCGGCGCGGGTTCCGCCAATATCCGGGAAGGGTTAACTTTCCGGACAGAACTGAAATATCCATGGCGGTTTGCACTGTCGGAACGGCAAACTGCCTGACGTGGCGTGATGAGATCGGGCGAAGCTGCTGGGAAAAATCGTTGCGGACGATCCGGGCGGTGGAAAAATTCAGTCCCTGGTAATCGCCGGAAATGAGCTCGTAGGGCGCGCCGGTGGTGATGGAGAGCATGGTCAGGATCAAGCGGACAAACGGCTGGAACGTAGCGCCGGGACGGTTGGCTGACGAAAATGAGATGTCTTCGCCGGGACGCAAATATTCGATAATGGCATTTTCCAGTTCTTCGATCTTCTGGACATCCGTTCCGTTGGACGCGGTTTGCATCGGAAAACTTGATTGCGCCATTCCGGGATCGGTTTTCTTGACGATAGCCAGCCATTTGGCGGCCATCTTGGCGGCGTCGATTTCCGCGTCCAGATAGGCATTCAAATCGTTGGCAATCAGGATGCCGGGCGCAAACGGCGAAACGCCGCGCAACTGCTGCGGACGGAGCATTTCAAATCCATGCACTACATTTTCCGCCGCAACATAGACTTCATTCCCGCCATAGTTCGGATCGCAAAACCAGTAGCCCTTTACACGGCCGGTCTGTGTATAGTATTCAATCCCCTGGCGCGTTTCGGTGGTGGAATCCGCGGCGTCGATTTTAATACCGCCGGAGCTGTAATTGTCATGCGATCCGCTGAGCCAATCGATATCGTATACTTGCAATTTATAGGGGATATATTGGTTTGGGATTTTGGGAAATGTTTTGACGATAAGAAATTCTCCGCCCTCCAGGTCCTGTCGCTTGGCCAGGCGCATGATTTCATAATAATGTAATTTGCCTGCTGCGTCGCACTCATCCATCCACCATTTGACGGCATCTTCGATGGCGGTGATGCGTTTTTTATCGCGTTTTCCGTTTTCATCGTCAACGGTGGATTGAAACTGAATGCCTGTTCCGATGGAATAATCAACCATGATGCGGACGGCTCGGGCCAGATAGGGAAAATCGCGGATAAGCTGTCGAACACGCGCGCGCAAATACGGAGATGATGCGCCGATGATGTCATTGATGTTGGCGTTGGTTGGGTTCCAGGCGCCGGTAAGCCTGGTTGTCTTGGCGGCGGCATACATTTCGGCGCGCTTCAAGATGTAATTGGTTTCCGCCCGGTTCATGGCGTTTCGGATGCGACGTAATGGCGGAATGACGTTGATCAGGCTATTTGCGGCTCGCGGGATGATGTTTTTCAGACTCTTCTTCATTTTCCGCGACCTCCCTGCTTGGCATAGGTGCGGCGAACAGCAGCGTCGGATTCCTGATCGGCCATCATTTTGACGAAGGAAAGTTGCTCCATAAATTCTTTATTTGTTTTATAAGTGATGGTCTTACCGGCCGCGCTGACGGATCCGATGGAAGCATTGCCGGATGACAATGTATCCAGCATGGCCGTGTAGAGTGCTGTCCATGTGGTGAAGGTCATAAGCTCTCCCAAAAAATGGATTAAACTTGCGGACAGACTACACCCGTGTTTTTTGGCAAAAAGGAACTTTGGGGGAAAACGGCCCATCTTTGGGGAAATCAGGGGCAAGAACGGCCCATCTTTGGGGAAATCAGGGGGATATTAGGGTGATCTTTGGGGTTGACAGGTTTTTAAACAGGCGCCTGAAGAAGCAACAGGATAGGCGATAGGCGATAAAAAAGCCCCTTTGCGGGGCTTTTTGGGGGTGGAAAACGGTGAATGCGCAGCTAAACCGTCAATGGTCTCATTTTGCCACCTCCGTCAGCGCGGCGACATACTCCTCGATATTGCTGTGATCGTCCTGCGCCCAGAATGCCTGAATCCAGATTTCCAGACACGCTCGCTCAAATATAGACAGGCCGGCCAATTTTTGATTGAGCACGGACCCATCGATTTTCCATTTTGCGTCCAGGTTGTCGAGGGCGATGCCATCGGATACGTTAGGCGTCATTTCCTGTCCGGCCCCGGGCGGATTATACCAATGGCCATTCATGACGTCAATGCACAACATCAATTCCCCGCGCGTAAATTTCCCGCGCATGGCGTGGATTGTGTGGGAATACAATTCCGGGAATGCCTCCAGGATATACTCACACCCGGCGTTGATGGAATCAAAATGATCGGCGTAAAATTTCTGCGTTTCCTCAAATACTCGCGGGCTGACATTTTTTTTGGTTTTCTTTTGCATGTAAGATCCTCCTGTGTTATAATGTTTTTGCCCGTCCGGACCGGGGATTGGTCTCCCCGGTGGTTTTCTCCCTTCGTTTTTTATTTACCGGGTGGTCAATCCCGGCTTGATTATGGCTCTATTATAATGATATTTTATTGATTGTCAAGCTTTTTTTTTATATTTTTTCTTGATACATATATTATTGATTTTATTGATTATTTTCGTTTTTGTGTGTTTTTTGCATAAAAAAGTGCTGGTGTTTAGCCCGCCCTGAACGAGTTGATCGATGATGCGTTATGTATTTTTTAAAATCTCTAATGATATTGCCTAAGTTTTCGTTTTAATTGATTTTTTGTTGACATGCCCCCGTTGGTATGTTATGCGTGCGGTATGAATATCTTAATATCACAATGTTTGCTGGGAGAGCCGTGCCGATGGCACGGGAAACCGGTGCCTAGTAGCGCGTTTGTCAAGCGATTCCTGGCAGCGCACCAAAAAGATGTTATCATTCCGGTCTGCCCGGAAGTGCTGGGCGGTTTGCCGGTACCCAGGCCGCCAGTTAAACGGCGCGGCGGGCGCGTGTATGAGACATGCGCGGACAAGGCCGAACGGAAAAACGTAACCGGCAGGGATGTCACGACGGCGTTTGTGTCCGGCGCGGAGGAAACACTGCGGATCGCCAGGAAGTATAAATGCAAGACGGCGATTCTTTGCCAGTGGTCGCCGTCTTGTGATGCGCGCGGAATAACCGGGAAACTTTTGACCGCCAACGGCATCAAGATCATCAATACGTTTTAATCCTTATATTGATCCCAATATTTCCGGAATCGCTTCACGTTTCCGTCACCTTCATGTTCTTTAAAAACCCATGTCAGAGCCATTTCGCGCATTTGATCCCACAACATCGGGTAATGCTTTTGCAGGGCCATATATTGCTGCGGCTGTTGAAACGGACAGCACCAGCAGGCCGTCCGCAAAAATCCTTTTTCATATCCCGGCCAAACAGGAATCATCGCTATTTGCTCATTATATTCGTCGTCGGTCAGATAAAACAAAGGATTCAATAACTTTACGGGCTCGCTTCGCCCGTTGCTCATTTCGTTATAAAGGTCTGATTTACTGCGCGTGGTTTTTTGTTTCTTCCTGCCGCCGCGAATGATTAAACAATTCTTCCCGGAGTTTTTAATATATTTTTCGCATGGGTCATTGATCAGCGGCGCTATGCAGTCCCGAAATATAGAGTCTGGCCATTCTTTCTTTCCCGCATATCGCGCAAAGAAGTTTTTTCGCGAGTGGATGACTTCAAACGGCAGATCATGCTCCAGACAAAATTTTTCCATGAAATACAGCAGATCGGGAAATTCGACGCCGGTATCCACATGCACAGCCACACGGTCTTTATCTTTTGTAAGTTCCAGTATCTTTATCACGGCCAGCGTGCTGTCACGCCCGCCGGATAACTGGAAGACGATCTTTTCGGCTTTTTCGATTTGTGCTTTGATCACGTCGTCCACTTCAAAGGCCGTCAGGTCTTTATATTTCCGATCCGGCGCTTTCAAGGTGGCGTTTTCCGAGAGTAGTTTTGTTATTTCTTTTTCATCAAACCCGATCAGCTCAATATCCAGCTCCGGATCTGCTAGTTTCATATTGTCGAGCAGTTCCTTGAGCAGGTCGTCATCAAATTCGCCTCCGTGCTGGTTGGCGGCGATGTTAGCCTGTTTCTCTTTGATTTCCGGCCAGTCAACCTCGCGGTAGGTCAGGCGTCCGTGCGGGGTTTCGACATAGCCGGCGGCGGTGGTTCCGGTTTTGTCGGTCTGCGGCTTTTTGATGATCTTCCAGGACGGGTCCATGTTTTTAATGCGCTGGTGTCCGCCGATGACGGTTTGCGTCCTGGTGTTATAGATGATGCCGGACAGGTCGCCAAATTCTTCCAGTGATTTCTTGAGCGCCGCCAGTTTTTCCGGGCTGATTTTGCGCGGGTTGTAGCCCGCCGGTTTAAGGTCCTTAATTTTCATGTGTTTCCTCCGCGTCTAAAATATCATCAGCGATTTTGCTGGAGTTGAACTATGTGGTTAATGTTTTCGGCGCGTACGGGGACCGCGCCCTACATGCTTTCTTGTTTTCCGTTTTCTTTATCGATACCGATGATGTCGCTTTCTTTTCCGGTTCCTGTTTTGGTGGTTCTTCGGGGAAGGTCACTTTTTTGTCCGGATCACAATATTCCAGCGCCCATTTGATAATGGATGATCGCCTGCTTATCCATATCCCGCCCAGCTTCTTGGCCGGCATTCCGCAATTAATGATGTAGCCCAGCACGGTATCGTCCTTCGACGGAAGGCCAATGGATCGGACGCATGTTGTAATCTCTTTCATCCCGGACAGTAAATCAGCCCTTGCTTCTTCCATCATATTAACCACCTTGAATTTGTTTTATTTTTTTCTTCGCGTTTTTTGGGTTCGGTCTTCTCGACATCCTGTTGTCCGCCGAATATCGTCCTGGTTAATGCGTCCCAATCCATGGTGTGGATTCCAATGCGGATGGCGGCGGCGTAGGTATAGACTTCACAGTCCAGGGCTTCGTTGCGCGGTCCGGTCATAACCCATTCCTGACGCGGATATCCTTTAACATATCGCGTCACAAGTTTTTCCGCGGTGAGCTGCACGAAGTAGTCGTCCGGGACTCCCATGTAAAAATGGTAGTGGCCTGGCCCAGGTTTGCCGATTTTCAGGCGCGAATAAATGACGCCCTTGGCGACGTCGGTTCCAACCGGCCAGAGCTGGACACCGTTGGGAATCTTTTGACCGTTCCATAGGACGTCCTGAGGCGTTGGACGACCGATGATGGGTTTACCCGGCTGGCTGGCGCCTTTGATGGCCATGACTTGCGGGGATTTGCGCCGGGCAAAATTATAGACGTCACTGGCATGATGTCCGCCGGTGTCCACGGCGGCGGAGATGATGCGCAGTTCGGCGCCGGATGTGTGCGTGTAGGATCGTCCCAGTAATCCGTCCAGGTCCTTCCAGACTTGCGGCTGTCCGGGGTCGCCATAGATTTCAGTCCAGAGAATCAGCCAGGATTCCTCGCCGCGTCCCCAGGCGCGCACGACGACGGCCAGGCGGTTGTCCTGAGTGTCGATGCCGGCTGTGAGGATTAGCCCGCCCGCCGGGACGGTCAGGATGTTGTATGGTTCGCACCGGGTTTTGAGTAATCCCCATTCCGGCTGTTCGCCGGTTTCCTCAAAGGGTTCGCCCAGCCTGGTATTGACCCACGTTTTCAGCCGCTCTTTGTAGTCTTTGGCTTCCAGAAATTCTTTGATGATCTGCCGCCAACTGACCCAGCCTAATGGGGAATACAGGCTGCTGATCTGGTATCCGCGCTTTGTTTTTCCAGGCTGTTCCGGTATCCATTGGCCATGCTCAAGCATTTTGCGTTTGTTATGCTCTTCAATCGGCTTGTGGCAGGCGCGGCACTCATACCAGACGTCTTTAATTTTTCCGTTTGGTTCGCGGGTGAATTTGATTCCAAAATCCGCTCCATCGCCGCCCCATTCCAGTTTTTGCATGGTTTTGCAATAGGGACACGGGACATGATAATAGCGCTGGTCGGATTCCCGGAAGCTTGCTTCGATGCGGCTGACGCCTTTGATGGTTGGCGTGCTGACTTCCATGATTTTTTTCCGGGGTCCGTAGGTGTCCGTTCTTTTACGGGCCAGTTCCGCGGGATCGCCTTCACCACCGATGTCATGCTCAAAGCCGTCAATGTCGTCCAGAAATAAAAACCGGATGGACTTGGAACGGAAAAATGCGCCGGAGTTGCTTCCGGAGAGGAAGAGTATTCCGCCGGGAAATTCTTTGGTGGAGATGGTGTTCCCGCTGTCGCGCTGGCGATGCTCGCGGATTTTGTCTTTGAGCCGCGGGGTTTCCTGAATGGTCGGCTGTAATTTCTGTTTGCTGTGATCCTGTGCGAGCTCCGACGTGGGGAAGATCATCATCATGGGGCCTGGCGATATGTCCACCACGTAGCCGAACCAGTTGTTTCCGATTTCGGTGTTATGGGTTGGGATCATCCCTTTCCCGCAAAGATATAATTTGCTTTCGCTGTCAACCTGGATGCACTTGACAGGGAATGATTCACAAGGAATTACATTAATTATGCGTCTTTGAGTTACTTCACTTGACCGCGCTTCGTTGATTGATTTTAATCGTGCTTTTTTTCTATTTAACTTTACAACCGGCATTTCGATAAATGACATAAATGTGACACAATTTATCGATTTACTGATATATTCTTTTCCGTCGTATATTTTGCATAATTTGCCGCCGCCTTTCTTTTTGCATTTTGGTTTTATTCCTAATGTTGTCAGTAATTCCATGACATTATTAGTCAATTTATCATCACAACTATACCATTCACAATATCCTTCTTTGGTGATGTGGCCGTCTGTATCCATTAACCCTTGTAATAATTCCAGTCGTTGCTCCTGTGACGCCCTTAGATATAATGATGGTATGTGCTTGTTTTTGAATACATTTATTGATTGTAACGCCTTTTGAAAGCTATTGTATATGATCGGCGGAAGTTTATGTTTTGCGCTTCTTATTCGATGGCAAGCGCGACAAGTGCCATGCGGCAACTTTCCTACTTCACTAAGATTGTGCCCTCTTTGGCATTCTCCGTGTGGTTTATTTAAAACAATTTCAAGGCATTTTCCCTTTGAATGCTTTTCAATAATTTCTCCATAAATGCCTTTGCTTAAAATATATGACAACATTTCCGCCGCATCATCCACATGAGTTGTTATGCGGTTTGAGCAGCGATTACCATCGCCTAACCATAACCCAAGTATATATGGATCAACGGGCAGATTTATCTCTGGCAAATTGAGCGGCTTTGTTACGTCAATCCCATAACGATTGCGGCCTCTTTTCCGTCCGTGTATTTCGTAAAATGTTTCATATATTTGTTTGGTTTTTATGGTTGCAATATTTCTCACATACTCGCCGCTTATTTTATTAGCATAATCCCACACGGTCCATATATGATCAGCGTCACATTTTATAATGTTTCCATCAGAAAAATGAACTTGATAGCATTGATGATTGTTCATTATTTCAGTTATGTAAGTCACTTTACAAGGGTCGCCCTTTTCATCCAATACATCGTCTCCAATTTCTATCCGCTCCAAATCTTTCCAGCCTGTCGGCGTAGGAATTGGAGTGTCAATTGACAAGGCAAAGCCGAGTTGTGTCCCCTTCATGACACAAATTTCCTGAATACCGCTTGCGGAGGTCAGCGCGTCCATGATCTCCCGCGCATAGGGCGTGCGGCTGCTGCGATATTTTCCCGGTTCGCTTGATGATTTTTTTGGCAGCATCCGGTATTTGTCGGCCCATTCCGCGACGGTAAGTTCCGGATCGGGACGCAGGCCGGCGGAAAAGGATGCGTTATATATTTTTGCGGCGTCAAGCATCGGCTTTGATTTCCTCCGTTTTTTCCAGTATTTCCAAGACCTGACGGATCTCGGCGACGAGGATGTCGCGCGTTCGGTCATGATCTGTTTCGGCGGCCAGGATGGATGATATTCTGTCCGGGATGTTCAGTAATGCGTCGCGGACCTGGCGGGCGCGGGCAAAGGCGGCATCCTTGACGTCAGATACCAGGAGATAGGCGCCCTGCTCTTTTTGCAGGGCAATCTCGTTCATTTTGATTTCAATGTCTTTTAGTTTTTTGTTTTGCTGCAGAATCTGGCGCTGTAATTCGTCTGACGTTTCCTGCAGGCGCCTTCCGGTTGATGTTTGTTTCAAGAATGTTTTTGCATATTTATCAACTGCACGCTGTTTATATTTTCCGTCGGCTTCCGGTAGCAGCTTTCCTTGTTTTTGGTGGCGATACAGGCTGTTCCTGGCGGCTTTCCATCCGTTACCGGTCAGATATTCCAGTACGGCCATCAGGTTATCGAATGTGTCGTTGGAAACTCCGCCGCCCAGCTCCGCGACGAAGCGGTCGAAGGCGTCTCTGGCGGCTTCCATGTTGCGCAGGTTGGCGACGCTACGCTCCTGGTTATACGCCGACATGGTCGCGCCGATGGCGTTGAACAGGACGGCCCCCCGCGTCTTGATCTCGATCGGCTTGTCTGTCAGTAATATTTCAAGTTCGTCTTTTGTCATGATCCTAATAGGTTACGGTAATATTCAGTATGGCCGCCGCAAACCAGTAACAGGCATGGCGGGCGTCGCCTTTGATGGCATACATGATTCCGGCGGCGATACTGAGTATGATTAAAATTGTCGGAAATATTTTCGTGGCGTTCATTGATTATTCTCCGTTATATTCCTGTGCACCCATAATATTTTCCCACGTTATTACTTCCGCGGGATGCGCCAAAATATAATCCATTACAGACGGGACGGATAAAACAAGTTGCTGTATCCGTCCGCCGGCGCCTGGCTTGTCCCCGCGCATGATGGTGAATCGTTCCTGCGTGTTGATGATCCGAACCGTCGGATTGCGGCGCAGCAGCACCCACAGTTCGGCAATTTCCGGCGATAATCCGCGAGCTGCGACTATGTCTGTCATCTCTTGCTCGGATGGCAGGACTGGCTTGCCCGCTGTTGCGTTTTCTCTGGCAGGCGCGATGGATGGGACGGCTTTTTTCTCCGCCAGCAGCACGACCGGCCACAACCCTTTTTTAATCCACATTTCAAGGTCAATCCCCATCTGGTATGCTTCACCCGGATCCTTTCCCCGTGGAACGGGCCAGCGTATGTTTGTTTTCGGGAAATGTTCCGACCACCATTTTATCGCGCGTTTTGCTGCTTCTTTTCCTCCGCCCTCGTCGCCAAAATCCAGCGCGTTCAATATCTGTTTTGCGTTTTTCAGGACGGAGAATGCAGTGGCGTCAGGTTTACCCTCCAGAGATCCGGTGGCGACGGCGCCGGCAAGTCCTCCAGATGACGCGCAGGCGATGGCGTCCAATTCTGATTCGACAACAACAAAGGCTTCGCGTTTTGCTTCCAGTATCATGATGGCGCTGGATGACCCTGGCAGAATATAATATCTGGGCTCTCCTTCAGGCCGGCGGATCCGGATACGCTGGATGGCGCCGTCCGTTATCTGTGGGATGACCAGTCCAATGGGAAGCCACAGGGCCTTTGGTTTTCCGTTTTCTTTGATAATTTCCGGAAGTCCCCATGCTTTGCGATGCCGGTATATGTCTTTTCCTTCCTCTCCCGGGTTCCAGCCGAGTCGGTATTTCGCCGCGGCCGCTGGGGTGATCCCGCGGGCGGAAAGCCAGGACAGGATATCGGCGTTTTGTTTTAGTTGTTCCTGCGCCCAGGATGTAAACTTTTTGGCCTTGACCTGCCATAATTCCGACGGTGTCTGCGGTTCGCGCGGCTGGTATTCGTGCGGGCGTATGTCCGGTTTTGTGTATTCCTTTTTTTCATCCACCTTGATATTGAGGTAATCACAGGCTTCTTTATACGTCATACCATCATGGTCGCGCAGGAATTTAATGGCGTCGCCCCCTTTACCACACGACCTGCACCAATATGTCCCTCGTCCGACATTCTGTTCCGGCCAGACATGGAAGCGGTTATTTCCGCCGCACCATGGACATGCACCTTGCCATTCTCCGCCCTTCGTGCTGGCAACTTTTCTAAGCCGAACATGTTTTTGTGCAAGTTCAAGTACGTTCACCAAACCCTCCCTGTCTTCTTTCTTCTCTCTTTTTTTTATATCTATTTATTTTCATTACAATAATAAAGATTATTATAATCCCCTCCCCTTGTTCACAGGGAGGGTTGGAGGGTTTATCCTATATCCAGCCCCTGAGCTAAAAAAAATACCTCAGGGGCTGGCTTAAGACTGAACCCTCCAACCCTCCCTGTTAAAATCAAACAAACCAGAGTATCCACGACATTCCGCTTGTTGTTCCGGTATGTTACGAGCATTTCGCGGATTTTTGCGAATTTCTCAAACCCTCCCTCTGATTTTTGGTAATTAGGGATAGAGGGATAGTTTGTAGCCGATTTCGATGCTGTGTTTAATTTTTTATTCATGTTGTTGCGCATTACTACAAACCCTCCCTGTATCCCTGTTTATTTAATTTCATAGTCGTTCAGGCGCAGGCCGTGATAGACGATGACTCCCTCGGATTTGCTTTTTTCGTACTTCTGACCGAGTTGCTTTCCGAACCAGGTGCCGGATGGTTCTTTCTGACCGTGGTTGTCGTGATACCAGGCGACGAACCTGTTGTATAAATTCGCCCCCTTTTCTTTGGCCAGCGGCTCGCGTGCGCAGCACTCGTCAATGAAGTCGCCGATCATGTCCTCATCGGCGCGATATTTTGCTGTGGCTTCGGTGACGATCCGCGGAGGATTGATTCCGTCACGCTGCCATTTTAAACATCCCTCCACAAGCCATCCCAAGATTTTTGAATATTCCGGGATTAGCTTGTCACGAAGATTCAGGTCGGCGCGGCGTTCGTGAGGTTCGCGCGGATCCCGGTTGACGTAGCTGAGGTTGAACGGGATCAGGTGGACACGCTCCCAGAAGGATCGGTCGTTGGGCGGCGCCGCCGGCTGATAGTTGGTCTCCAGGATGAGCGTGTGCGTCGGGTTGAAGCGGATCGGGCGCTTGTCGTTTGGCCAGCGGCCGATGAGTTCATTGTTTCCGGTGTACCATTTGATTTTAGCGGCGCTGAATCTTTGGTTTTCATCCGTTTCACTGGCGAAGGCGATGCGGAGTCCCTTCAGCGACATAACGTCCGGGCTCGGTCCGGAGGCGGACTTGGCAATCTTTTGGGACAACAGCATCTCCGATGGAATTGGAGCGGCCATAGAGCCAAGGATTGTTTTGACGGTCTCCAGAATCAACGAGCGCCCGTTCCATCCGGACTTGCCATAGAAGATCGGGAAAACTTTTTCGTGCGCAAATCCTGTGATGGCGTACCCCAGTAGGCGCTGGATGTAATCGACTATTGACCGGTCATCGTCCGGGCCATTGCAGTTGTGCATTTCACAAAGCGACTTGATGAACAATTCCGGCGGTTCGGTGATGCCGTGGTATTCAATGGGGCTTGACGCGCAAAGATAATCACGCGGGTTTCCGCTCACCAGGCGTCCTGTCTCCAAGTCGATGACGCCGTTCGCGCATGGAAAGAGCATCGGCTTATTATCAAACTCCGTTCCGGATATCGCAAGCGGGTCTTTGATGGTGTGGACAAAGTTCAGGCATTGCGATCTGCGGTTATGTCCCCTAAGCTGCCGGACACGTTCCGTCAGCGCCTCACATTTGTCGTATAGTTTTTTGAGTTCACCCTTTTTCGCGCCTCCCGCAGCCAGAAAAGAAATTTCATTTGCTGTTCTCCAATATTCTTCGAGATATTTTTTAGCAACATCTTCAACGGCAATTGATGACCCATCCATTATATCTATGCGCCAATGATGTTGGTCCCAGGAGTACCATTCCTGTTGCCCCTTGCAATAGATAAATTTATCCCGGAACATCTTCGCGTAAAGCGTCGCGTCTCCCAGAGAATTTTCATAAAGACATTTCGTAATAAATTTACTATCAATTATATTTGCATCATCTCCGGGCGTGATCCCATCTGATTCCTGTGTAACCCGATCTTGTATGTCTTGTTCAACCTGATTCGACATACAAGATACACATGGTTCTCCGTTCACAGTTCCAGGCTTCCCACACATTGGACAATTTTCGTCGATGTTAGTATCTAAGTCAGTCATTTATTTAACTATTTATCCCAAAATCCCGTCCCACATAATATCTGTGCCTGGGTAAATA